GCGCATCGTCCTGGGTAACCACGACGGCGAGCGCGGCGAGTTTTGGGTGGTGACCCCGGCCGATGCATCGCGACTCGAGCGCGCCGGCTACGAGATGGCATAAAGGAGAGCGCAATGACCACCACCCTAGACCAACGCATCAACGGCCTCGAACCCGGCCAGGAAATCCGCATCTCCGGCACCGACGACCGTTGGGTCACTGCCGAGCGAACCGGGAACGGCAAGTGGCTACGTTTCGTTCGCCACACTCCCAACGGCTTCACGGTTTTCAAGACCACCCGGTTCTGACACCAGGGCATCAAACGCCACCCCGTCCGACTGGCGGGTGGCCTGCGCCCCGGCAAAGTCTTGCCAACGGCGCACAATCACATCGACGTACTTCGGATCCAGTTCGATCAACCGGGCCTTGCGGTCTGACTTCTCGGACGCAATCATGGTTGTGCCCGAGCCGCCGAACGAATCCAGCACGATGTCACCCGGTCGACTGGAATTTCGCACCGCACGTTCGACCAACTCGACCGGCTTCATTGTCGGGTGCAGATCATTCTTGTGCGGCTTCTTGATGTTCCAGACGTCACCCTGGTCACGCGCACCGCACCAGTGCCGGGTTCCTTCGGCTGGCCAGCCGTACAGGATCGGCTCAAACTGCCGCTGATAGTCCGCATGACCGAGCGTGAAGGTGTGCTTCGCCCAGATGATAAAGGTCGACCACTTGCCTCCAGCAGTACGAAAGGCCGACTGCAGGACATCGAGTTCGGAGGAGGACATTGCCACGTAGATGCCGCCACGGCAGTGGGCCAACGTAGGCGTCAGTGCCGCCAACAGGAAGTCGTGAAAACCAGCGCCGAGGTTGTCGTTCAGGATCGGTCGATCCGTTCCCCGCATCTTGTCCTTGGCGGTATTGGCATAGTCCACGTTGTAGGGTGGATCGGTGAACACCATGTCGGCAGTCTCGCCGGCCATCAGCGCCTCGTAGGTGCTGGCGTCCGTCGAGTCACCACAGATCACGCGGTGGTTGCCGCAGAGCCAGACATCACCCGGGCGCGTTATCGACGGGCCGGCTTCGGGAACAGAATCCTCATCGGTCTGCCCCTCGGTTGTCGTCTCTTCGCCGGTGAGGAGATCGGCAAGCGCATCGGCATCGAAGCCGGTCAAGGACAGATCGAAGCTGTCGTCCTGGAGCGCGGCCAGTTCGACCTGCAGCATGGCGTCGTCCCAGCCTGCGTTCTCGGCGATGCGGTTATCCGCGATCACCAGGGCGCGTCGCTGGGTCGGTGTTAGATGGTCGAGCACCACGACCGGCAGCATAGCGATGCCAAGTTTCTGTGCGGCGGCCAACCGGCCATGCCCGGCCACGATGACGCCGTCACTACCAGCCAGGATCGGATTGGTGAATCCGAATTCGGCAATCGAAGCAGCGATCTGAGCCACTTGCGCATCCGAGTGCGTGCGCGCGTTCCGTGCATAGGGCACGAGCTTGGCGGTCGGCCACTGCTCGATTTTGTCGGCGAGCCAGGAGATTGTCATGCCGGTGCTCCCAATCGTTCAGTGGCGACCACATCAAAGGTCTGGCCGGTGGCCACGAGCGTAACTGGCACCTCAGGGAAATTCTGCTGGAAGCGTTTGACCGTCACATCGACATACTCGGGCGCAATTTCGGTGGCTCGAACTGCGCGGCCAATTCGTTGAGCCGCGAGTAGCGTGGTGCCAGAACCGCAGAACGGTTCGAATACGATATCGCCAGCATCGGTGTAGGTTTCCAACACATGCTGTGGCAACGCCACCGGGAACACGGCCGGGTGATCGATGTCCTGTCCGATCTTGCCCTTGTGCCGCATGAGACGAATCACGGCATCGGGAATCTTGGTCTCCTGCGTAACCTGGCCCACATGGTTCCAGGCGGTCTTGCTGCCATCTTTGTTGCGCATGCCGCCGGCGCTGGTGCCGTCACCGCGCAGATGCGTGTCGCGGCCTGCGTAGATGCAGGGCACGATCTTGTTGGGCCGGCGCGGCTCCGAACCCTTCCGGTTGAAGTGGAAGACGAATTCGAAGGCTGGCGCAAGCCGTCCGTTCCAGTCGCCGGGCAGTCCTGGCCCCTGGTCCCATACGTACCACGCAAAGCGCCGCCAGCCTTGGGTACGCATCCAGTCGAGCCAGCCATCCCAGTACGGGATGACTTCCTGCTCGCGGTGAATCAATCCGAGATTGACCAGTACCTGGCCATTGGCAGTCATCGGCAATTGATTGAATACGCCACGCATCAGGGCGTCCCAATCAATGATGGTGTTCGTGTAGTCCCGCTGATTGCCATATGGCGGCGACGTGAAGCAAAGAACTGCCGTGTCGCCGGCCATCAGCGCGGTGACCACAGTGGCGTCGGCGGCATCACCGCAAATTAACCGGTGTGCACCCAGTTGCCAGACGTCGCCGGAACGCGAGACTGGATTGACCGGTGCATCAGGTACATCGTCAGCCGCATCCTCGCTGGTGTCGTTCGAGTCATCGGTGCCCGCACCGCCCTCGGCATCGACCAGTAGTTCCTCGATCTCGTCGTTGGTGAATCCGGTGAGCGTCAGGTCGTAACCCGACTCGGATAACTCAGCCAGTTCAATCGCCAGCATTTCCTCATCCCACCCGGCGTCGAGCGCCAGGCGGTTATCGGCGATCACGTAGGCGCGCTTTTGCGCCAGCGTGAGGTGGCCGAGTTCGATGACCGGCACTTCGGCCAGCCCCAACTTGCGTGCGGCGGCCAGACGACCGTGGCCGGCAATGATTCCCTGGCTCCCATCCACCAGGACGGGATTGGTCCAGCCGAATTCGACAATGCTGGCCGCGAGCTTCGCCACCTGCGCATCCGAATGCGTGCGGGGATTACGCGCGAAGGGGATCAGCGTCTCGACCTTCCGGTACTCGACGCGCAGTGTTTCGGTCATAGGAATGCAAAAGCCCGCCACAGTGGGCGGGTCATCAATGGGGTGGTAACTGGTTTCGGGTGGTAACCGGGGGTGGTAACTGGTAACCCCGTTGCACGGCCTGACGCTATCGAAAGGCCGGGCTGTCGCCCCCCGCATGGGTTTTTGACCAGGAAGGACCCGTCGAATTTTCTGACTGAGAGCGATGTGGTTTCACACCCACACTGCTCGCCAGATCATAGCTGTCATGCTACCGAAAATACGGGGTAGATGTTGCATGGTCAAAAACCGCTGATTGCCGTTGATTGCAGCTCTTGCACACTCATTCCCGCCAATTCACGTCAAAACACTACCGCGCGATGAGCCTGCTCGTTGAGGCGTTCGGCAACGATCTGCAAGGCCCGTTGCCACCGTCTCCACGCCGTTGTTCGCTCGCAGCCGAAGCGACGACAGATGACTTTCCACTCGTATTGCTTGGCCCGCATCCAGACAAGGTGTCGCTGCTCCACCTCGAGCCATTGCACCCATCGCATCGTTTCCATCATTCGATCGATGGCCTGCGGGGTCGGCGGCAAGGGGCGGTAGACGTGCTCGTCATCGGGGCAGGACTCCCATACCTCCCGAGCGAAGGCAGGCCAGACATTGAAGTAGCCCTGCACCCTGACTCGAGGCAGTCGCCGCCCGGTCTCTGCCGCATCAGAAAATCGTGCTGCCACATCCTCCATCGTCCATTCAGCCATGACGTTTCCCTCCGTAGAGGCGCTCGCCGATCCGTCGCACGAACTCCCGCTCGACGAAGTCCAGACGGTCGTCCTGCTCGGACACCACGAGGATGTTCTGGTCACGCCAGCCGGTTTGCTTGATAGCTTCCAGGTCGGAGGTCTGCGGTTGCAGACGACCGAGAGGGCATCGGTATTGCTGTGCTGGAATCTTCACGTCACACCTCCTGCGTCTCGATGGCCCAGTGCAACAATGCCAGGGCATCGGCTTCGTTGTCGTCCATGGGATCGTGACCACGTGACTTGGCGGCAATGATCATCTCGTCCTTGCCGGCATTGCCTTTGCCGGTCGCGTGCTTCTTGATCGTGCCGACTGGCACACCCTGGTACGGAATGTTCTGGTGCTCGCACCAGGCGGTGAGGTGGCCCATGAAACCACCGTAGGCATGTGCGGCATCCACGCCCGCGTGACGCCGTACCTCTTCGAAGTACACCGCATTGATGGAGTGGCTTGCCGACAGCAGTTCGTTGAGCCAGCGTTTGAAGCGCAGGAAGCGCATCCCGCCACCCTCGAACCGCTGCGGCTTGAAGCATTGCGTGCCGCTAATGATGCTGCCATCCAGTTGGTGCAGCGCCCACCCCGTATTCGTGCCCAGATCAAGGGCCAGGATCGTCGTGTTCATGTGTTCAGTCCTTTCTTGTTCTCGGTCTGACGCAGCCGACACGGTTTGTCGAAACATTCCATGAGGCGCGCACGCGCACACGTGTGGAGAGTTACGTGAAAGAGCGTCGGCTGCGTCAGACGGATGGTTTTTCATGAGCGTCAGTTGTCCGCGTAAGGGGTGTAAGCGGGTGCGGGCGGGTTCTTGAGACCGATCCCCTGAAATCCACGCACCCCCACGCTGTTGCGCCATTTCTCAATGCCGCGTGTGATGAGCAAATCGGAAAAGCGCCGCTGCGACCCGCTGAATTCGCCCGCTGCTTCCGACCATTGCTTCCAGTCGGTGAACAGTTCGGCAGTCAGCGACTTGGCGTTGGGCTCGCGCACGCAACATTCCTCCAGCCAGCGGCCCAGTGCATCCTCGGCTTCGAAGTACTCCTCGGTCGCCTCCACGACCCGCTGGGGAGGATCGAGCCGTCCCAGACGTTGCCAGTCGAGACAGCCCTGCACCGCCCAAGCCAGGATGCCGTCACGCTCGGCCAGCAATTTCTGCTGGAGATGTTTGTCGCGGCGATCGGGCGGCACGGTGATCGTGAACGGGATCAGATGCAGGCGCCGCTTCATCGCCTCGTCAATGTTGCGAATGGCCGGCTTGTGGTTGCCCGCCACGAACAACTTGAACTGCGGGAAGAACTCGAAGAAGTCCTGGCGCATAAAACGCGCAGAGATCTTGTCGCCCCCGGTCAGGTTCTTGACCTTCGATTCGGCCCAGCGTCGCCCCTGCTCGGTTTCGATGGCTGCCACGAAGCGTGCGCCGCGCAGGCCAGCCATATCGGTTGGATGCCGGTCGGTGCGCGTCTCCATGAAGGTATCCATCGGCGCATTGGTGGCGTAGTCGCCGAGGATGGTGGCCAACGTGTTCACGAACACCGACTTGCCGTTCGCGCCTGTGCCGTACAGAAAAAACAGCGCGTGCTCTCGCGTCGAGCCGGTGAGGGCGTAACCGACCATTCGTTGCAAGTAGCTCTGCAACTCTTTGTCACCACCCGTGACCTCGTCAAGGAATTGACGCCAGATCGGGCAGTCACCCCCGGGCGTGGCCGTGGTGATTTTCGTCATCCGGTCAGCACGGTCGTGTGGACGCTGTCTGCCGGACTTGAGATCGACCACGCCGCCCGGGGTGTTGAGTAACCACGGGTCGGCATCCCATTCCTCAGTGGTGGCCGCATGCCTGCGGTCTGCGCGTGACAGCCGCTCCACGCCACCGACCGTACTCGCGCTGGCGAGCTTCGCCGCGACTTTGGGATTCTCGGCACGCACGGCGGCATGCCGGCAAACGCTGCGGATCAGATCGGTGGCGGCCAGTGTGTCCTCGGTGCGCCAGCGGTTACCGTCCCACACCAGCCAACGGCCCCAGGTCGCCACGTAGCGCCAGTCGCGGTGGTAGCGTCGGGTGAAGGCCAGCGCCAGCGCATCCTCCGTGCCCCAGACCGACTCGTCGCTGCTGGCCACAGGATCGGCATCAACGGTGATGTCGTGCATCTGCAGGCGCGGGCCATGAGCAAGAAATGCCGCAACGTCAAAGCCCTCGGCGATGGCGTCGGCCGCATCCCACCCCTCGGCTGCCTCCTCTGGCGGATATAGGATGTGGCAGGTTTTTGCGCCCGCCGACAGGATGGCCTGAGCTGCCTGTGTCGCATAGTCCCAGCCCGGCTTGTCGCGGTCAGGCCAGATCAGCACGGACTTGCCGGCCAAGGGCGACCAGTCGGTTTTCTCCACCGGGGCATTCGCACCGTGCATCGCCGTCGTGGCAGTGATACCTGCATCGATGAGCGCTTGGGCGCATTTCTCGCCCTCGACCAGCACGACCTGCGCGGCATCCTTCATCCCCGGCTGGTTGTAGATGGGACGAGGCTCGGGCGGAGCCATCTTTCGGCGTTTGGCGTCCCACGGCCGGAATTCCTTCTTGCGACCGGGCGGGTCGTAGCGGTAGACCACCGCGATCAGATTGCCGGCCGCGTCGAAGTAGTCCCATTTCGCCGTAGCTGGACCGAGTTCATCGACGGGTGGCTCCTTCTTGGCCTTGCGGGATGGCGTCGACGGTGCTTGCCCAAGCAGATCTGCCGCGTGCTGAAGCACACGCGGAAAATCGGTCTGCACATTGGCATCCAAGTGGGCCGCGATGAGATCGAAGATGTCACCGCCATCACCGGTTGCACGATCGGTCCACAGCCCGGTTTTCTCACCATCGAGAACGACCTCGAGGCTATCGCCTGGGCTGCCAAGCACATCGCCGACGAGGAATTTCCCTTTGCGCTTCTTGCCCGCAGGGAACAGTGTGGCCAGGACCGATTCCAGTCGAGCGACGAGATCGGCTCGCAACGACTCACGGGCCACCCCACTGTCCTGTGGCAACTCAGCAGGGGCATCGTTGAAATCAAGCATTCGACGCTCCCCCCTGTGCCAGCATCCAAGCTTCCAGCTCCTGCAATTTGAAGCGCACGAGCTTGCCGACCCGGTAATGCGGTATGCCAAGCCGCTGACGCTCCTTGGGATGAGTGAGCAAGTACCTCGGTAGATTCAGGCAATGGGCAGCCTCGCTTGCATCAACCAAGCGCTCGCCGAGTACATCGTTGATGGATGAAGGGTTCATGGTGTATTACTCCAGCACCGGTCCTGCCATGCGCACATCCGGCACTCAAAGTGGGCGGGGTCGAGAAAGCCACGTGACAGCAACTCTCCGGCATCCGTGGCCAAGATCACCTTCAGCGCGCGGTCGGACATGCGCTGTGCCAGTGCCGCATCAAACGGCACCAGTTCGGTGTAGATCTCCATGGTGTCGGCATTGATCGCCGTGAAGATTGCCGGCTGTTCATGCAACTCTAGATAGGCCTGGTAGATCGCTACCTGCGCGGCGTAGATCGGCTTGGCCACGGCCAGCCGGTTTTTCTCGAGGTCACGCCAGGACTTCGAGCCGAGGCACTTGCACTCCCAGAGAGCTGGGTAAGCAAAGCCCTCGGGGCCATCAACGATGACGCCATCGATGTGCCCTTGCAGGCGTCCGCCGACCGCCGAGAAACCGAACTGATCGCCACTGGGTTTTCGGGTGCGCAGATCGAACCCGGCTGCCCGCAACCACTCGACCATGCAGTCCTCCATGACGTGGCCGCGCTCGAAGATGCGTAACAAGCGGCCATCATGGTCACGGCCATGATCGACCGGCGCCTTGGCAAACTCGTACTGCAAGGCACGTTCGCATGACGCCCCGAGGCGCGAAGCACCCAGGTACTCACGCTGCACCTCAGTGGAACGCACGCGCTGCATTCCGGCATCGACCAATGTGGCGATCTGTCCAGAAATGCTGGAAGAGGAGTTGAAGTCCATCATGACTTACCTCCCTTCCCGTCTTCCCAGGGCAGGTCATCCTCCAGATCGGCGAACGGACTCGCCAACGGATCGGGTGTAGGCGCCAAGCCCCGCACTGGTGGGAATTTGGTCGCCTCGTGGTGCACGACCATCGCATCGGTGTAGCTGGTCACAATGGCATCGATCACGCGCAGCGCCTCGGCTTCAGAGTAGTCGCCGAGCGGCTTGGTGAATCCGATCGCGCCTGCTGCCTCGCCGAACGCTTTGAGACAACTGCGCATGGCAGCCAACTCGACATCAGACGGATCGATCATGACGACCTCCCTGATGTCCTTGCCGCCATCCTTGACGCGCAGCCAGTTGCCATACAGTGCGTGAAACGCGTCCTGGCAGCGCCGGGAGCAGAACACCCAGTCGACGGGGTAGCGACGAGGGTTGCCGATGCGATGCTGGTTGTCGGAATAGCCGAAGCCCCTGGCCTGTCGTTTGCAGACCCAACACTTTCCGCTCATACATGACCA